ATGTCATTTATTAAAACTTTTTCCGGGAAGCATTTTTATTATGACAGGATAAATAAAGACGACATCGATATTAACGATATCGCGGTTTCCCTTTCAAATATCTGTCGCTTTGCCGGTCATCTTTCGCACTTCTACAGCGTCGCCCAACATGCGGTTCTTTGCAGCCAGCTGGTGCCGCAGGAATTTGCTTTTGAAGCGTTAATGCATGATGCAACAGAAGCGTATTGCCAGGACATTCCCGCACCACTGAAACGCCTTCTTCCTGACTATAAACGGATGGAAGAAAAAATAGACGCCGTAATCCGTGAGAAATACGGGTTACCACCGGTTATGAGTACGCCCGTGAAATATGCCGATCTCATCATGCTGGCAACCGAACGCCGCGATCTCGGGCTTGATGATGGCTCTTTCTGGCCTGTACTGGAAGGTATCCCGGCAACAGAGATGTTCAACGTGATTCCACTGGCTCCAGGCCATGCCTACGGGATGTTTATGGAACGCTTTAACGAATTATCGGAGTTACGCAAATGCGCATGAATGTTTTCGAAATGGAAGGATTTCTTCGCGGGAAATGTGTACCGCGAGATCTGAAAGTGAATGAAACGGATGCTGAATACCTGGTGCGTAAATTTAATGCGCTTGAAGCTAAATGTGCAGCACTGGAAAACAAAGTAATACCAGTGTCAGCTGAACTGCCGCCAGCGAATGAAAGTGTTCTGTTATTTGATGCTAATGGAGAAGGCTGGCTGATTGGCTGGCGTTCTCTCTGGTATACATGGGGGCAAAAAGAAACCGGAGAATGGCAGTGGACATTTCAGGTCGGGGACCTTGAAAACGTCAACATCACTCACTGGGCAGTAATGCCAAAAGCACCGGAGGCTGGAGCATAATGACCACATTTACCGATAAAGAACTGATTAAAGAAATCAAAGAACGAATCAGCAGCATGGACGTGCGAGACAATGTTGAGCGCCGTGCTTATGAAATTGCTCTGGCATCGCTGGAAGAGGATCCGGTGGCATGGCTGCATTCAGACAATGGCTTAGGTATTCCGGCAATAACCAGGAGTAAAAACATTGCTGACAGTTGGTTATCAAAGGGCTGGTATGTTCAGCCGCTATATATAGCCAAGCCAGTGCCGGTGGTGCCAGATGCTCGTCCGTCTTTAAATAATGGCATAGTCGGTTTTGATGAAGGCTGGAACGCCTGCCGCGCTGCCATGCTCTATGGTGCCGTACCTGCAAGCCAGGCTTACAAGTTGCCACAAACGCAGTTTAAACAGGTTGCTGACCTCTACGAAATGCAATTTGATGACGGTCGCACTTGTGCCTTTCACACTGATGCGCAAAAGGCTGTGCAATGGCTTCAGGCGTGCGACGGAAACAGGGTTCAGGAATACGTTAAGCTGGAACGATTGCAGAACGCACTGTCTGGCAACTCTCCGGTAACTCCGGATGGTTGGGTTATGGTGCCGAAGAGACTAACAGCCGAGAACGGCGCTAAGGGGGCGCTATCCGGTGAATTTTCAGAAACTACGTTTATAAGCTGCCTGGAATGCTTTGGCGATGATGATTGCGATACCTGTGACGGGAGCGGACGTATTGAAATTAAAGTGCCAGTCACGTGGTCGACCATAAAATCTATCTGGGATAAAGGTATCGAGTATTTTGCAGCAAAACCATCACAAGAGGTGAAGTGATGAACAACTTAATGATCGACCTTGAGACGATGGGGAAAAATAAGGATGCACCGATCGTTTCCATTGGCGCGGTGTTCTTCACTCCAGAAACCGGAGACATCGGACAAGAATTCTATACGGTTGTTAGCCTGGACAGTGCTATGAAGCAAGGAGCTACACCTGACGGCGATACCATCCTGTGGTGGTTGAAACAGAGCTCTGAAGCACGAGCTGCAATCTGTATTGATGATACTTTGTCGATCAGCGATGCACTCTCTGAACTGAGCCATTTCATTAATCAGCATGCAGACAATACAAAATATTTAAAAGTCTGGGGTAACGGGGCCACCTTCGACAACGTAATTTTACGTGGAGCTTACGAGCGAGCAGGACAAATCTGCCCGTGGGCGTACTGGAATGACCACGATGTACGCACGATCGTTACGCTTGGGCGTTCCATCGGATTCGACCCAAAAATGGACATGCCTTTCGATGGCGAACGGCACAACGCCCTGGCTGATGCCCGTCATCAGGCAAAATATGTTTCCGCTATCTGGCAGAAACTAATTCCTGCCACCAGCACAGAATTATGATTTTCCCGGGTGCAGCCGGTTTTGATGGAGAAAATTATGAACACCTTGTTTTTACTGATGGCTGAATTCAATACCCCAAACATTGAGCTGTCAGCTGTATGCCAAAAGTATTTCGGTATGAGCCCTAACACAGCAGAAGCGAAAGCAAATGCATGCCAATTGCCGATCCCGACTTATCGTGTTGGTACATCACAGAAAGCAAAGCGCTGCATCAACATTCAGGATCTTGCTGAATATATAGATAAACGGCGTGAAGAAGGCAGAATTGAATGGGAGAGGGTAAGAACAAATAGGAAAATAAATAACTAATCTCACAAAAAACCCGCTTCGGCGGGTTAGTTTTCATCTTTATAATTCTGGGCAATTCGCGCCAGATAGCTCATCACATCATGTTTTCTTGCTTTTTCATGTGCATCGGGATACATAATAGCAATGAGTGAATATTTATTCTCATAAAGCTCACCTTGGACATACACAAGACAAGCATCATTATCAGGATCACCTTTCTTGCAGACCCTATCCGGTTGTGGAAGTTTCTCGGGAAACTTGTTTGGCGGTAGACAAAGATGGATATGCATCAACCCAGCCCGAAAAGCACCATAGGGCTGAGTATACGCAACGTCCCTACCGAAATAATGCGGAAGCTCACCGGTTGCTTTGTATCTCTTGAAATCATCAATGATAGAAGACTCTAGCTCCGGGAATTTGAGAAAAACTTCATCAAAAAATTCAGCTCTAGTTTCTGGATTAATAGAGACTTCTAGATGCATGGTCGTCCGCTATCGGTTAGTGAAATTGCATCGATTTTAGCTTATTTGATGTGTGACTAGCTAGTGCTGCAATTCCAGCAAGATCCGCGCGCCCGCTAAACGTAACAGTTTCTTTAAATATGCTCTTTATGTAATTGTTAAGGCGAGTGACAGATGAGCGAGCTTTAGCAATATGACGCCAGTAAACCTTCAGTTCTGACCTGATAAATTCAGGCAGAGGCGATTCAATTGTACGCTTCACTTCTTCTTCAAAAGCACGCAGGAACATTTCGCATGCCTCTGTCGTATCTGTCCCGTTTTTGGAAACAAACTCGCGAGCATCTTGGCTATTAAGATCAATCAAACAGATATAGTAGTCATCTGCTGCAATTGTTAACTTTTGCAAGATCTCCTTACCCTCTTCCATTCTGCGTGAGAATTCCTCAACAGAAGGAGAGTACTCAAAAGGTTTAGCAATCACAGGGGCTGGCTGGATGATGAACTCCTGCGCCATAGCAGCAGGACAAGCCAGAGGCCCGCACAATGCAGCAAAAGTAATGGCGTTAAACGGATTCATGGCAACCTCAACTGTTTTACTTACTAAGCAATAGCCTTAGCTATTTGGAGCAAAGTCTATAACCGCGGTTGTTTTTGGTCAATCAGATAAGGCAGCAAATGGTGCTTTATGAATAGATATGAATAGAAAGAGCAAAACTTCAGGTTCCCAATAGGCTCCCACAAAGTGTATAACTAGTTGTTTTTAAAAAACGGTACATCCTATCTTACATCGTCAACATTGCAGAACAGTATTTTGGCATAACGCTGACCGGCAACCCGATCCGCCTCAGCAACGGCGCTGAACTGCGTTTTCTCTCAACCAACAAGAACACAGCCCAGTCCTACAGTGGCCACCTGTACTGTGACGAATATTTCTGGGTGCCTAACTTCGCCAGGCTTAACGAAGTGGCCAGCGCAATGGCCACCCATGACAAATGGCGCACCACCTACTTTTCAACACCATCGGCCAAAACGCACCAGGCTTACCCGTTCTGGACGGGTGAGGAATGGAAACAGGGCAGCAAAAAACGCGCGGCCGCCCAGTTCCCGTCTTTTGATGACATGCGCGACGGCGGACGGCTTTGCCCGGATGGGCAGTGGCGCTATGTCATCACGATGGAGGATGCCATTGCAGGTGGCTTCAACCTGGCCAACATCGAGAAGCTGCGCAACCGCTACAACACGGCCACCTTCAACATGCTCTATATGTGCGTCTTCGTGGACAGCAAGGATTCCGTATTCAGCTTTTCAGACCTGGAAGCCTGCGGCGTGGAGGTGGACACCTGGCAGGATCACAACCCGGACGCTGCGCGGCCATTCGGTGACAGGCCAGTATGGGGAGGCTTTGACCCGGCACGTAGCGGCGATTTGTCGTGTTTTGTGATTATTGCCCCGCCGATGTATGCCGCAGAGAAATTCCGCGTTCTGAAGGTCATTAACTGGAAGGGCATGAACTTCCGCTATCAGGCCAGGCAGATCGAACTCCTGTTTAAAAAATACAACTTCACCTATCTGGGAGTGGACGTTACCGGTATTGGCCAGGGTGTTTTTGACAACATCCAGCATTTTGCCATGCGCGTGGCCGTCGCCATTCGTTACGACATGAACACGAAAAATCAGCTGGTACTGAAAGCGGCGGACGTGGTGGAAAGTCAGCGTATTGAATGGGACAAGAACCTGAAAGAGATCCCGGCCAGCTTTATGGCTGTACGCCGCACCACCACGCAAAGTGGTAACGCCATGACATTTGTCGCTGACCGCAGCCAGGACACTGGCCACGCAGAGGCGTTCTGGGCAATTACCCACGCCCTGCATAACGAACCACTCAACTACGAAAATAAACCGAAATCCCGCTGGGGTGTAAGGAAAGAGGCTGCATGAGTAAAAAAAACCGCTTCGTTAAGCGCAACCCGCGCGGCGATAAATCCAAAAAAATGAGCATCATCACATTCGGCAAACCGGAACCCGTCCTGACCACCGGCACGGATTACCGCGACATCTGGTACGACAATGCCGCCGATCACTTTACCCAGCCGATTGACCGGCTGGCACTGGCACAGCTTATCAATCTGAACGGTCAGCATGGCGGCATTATCCACGCCCGGAAAAATATGATTGTGTCTGATTATCTGGGCGGTGGCCTGACTTACGACCAGTTGGAAGCCGCAGCGTTTGACTATACAACCTTCGGGGATATTGCGATTGGCAAAATCCGCAACGGATGGGGAGATGTGATTGCCCTGGAACCTTTACCCGGCCTGTATATTCGCCGCCGTAAAGTCAGGGACAACGCCGCAGACCAGCCCGGCGATTATGTGGTATTGCAGGACGGTGAACCGCAGGTATGGCCGCAAGAAGATATCATTTTTATCAAGATGTACGACCCGCAGCAGCATATTTACGGGCTGCCCGACTATATCGGCGGCGTACACTCGGCATTGCTTAACAGTGAAGCCGTGATTTTTCGCCGCCGTTACTACCACAACGGCGCCCATACTGGCGGCATTCTCTACACGCGCGATCCCAGCATGACGGATGAAATGGAAGAAGAGATTGAACAGCAGCTGCGGGACAGCAAAGGTATCGGCAACTTCTCCACCATTCTGGTGAACATTCCAGGCGGGGATGGGGATGCGATCAAGTTTATTGAAATGGGGGATATCTCTGCAAAAGATGAATTTGCCAACATCAAAAACATCAGCGCACAGGACATTCTCAACGCACACCGCTTTCCCGCAGGGCTGGCCGGAATTGTCCCGCAGAACACTGCCGGCCTGGGGGATGTTGAAAAGGCGGAAAGGATTTACAAGAAAAGCGAAATAGCACCCATTCAGCGCCGGTTTATGACTGCGGTGAACAACGATCCCGAAATACCGGAAAGGCTGCACCTTAACTTTGATTTAAGTTACACAGAATCAACGGATAAGGGTGCGGCATGAGGCGAAAAAGGCTAAAATCCAGGCATCATTTAACAGCTGGAGCATGGAATATGCGAGTTCTGAAAATCGAATGCCCGGAATGCGGCTCAAAGGCTGTTATTCGTAACACAAACCGGAAGCACCGGCAGATTGCGGATATTTACTGCGCCTGTTCAGATGTTGAGTGTGGCCATACGTTTGTGATGAATCTGACGTTCTCCCACACTCTCAGCCCCAGCGCGAAAACGGGTGATGCTATGGTGCAGAAAATACTGAATGCACTGTCACCCGATCAGCGTCAAATGGCATTAGACCTACTGAAAGCGACTCCCGCCGCCTGATAAGCCCCCTTCCCGGGGGTTTTTACTTTCATATTCATCAAGTTTACTTTCCAGATCTGAAGTCAGCTCGCTTAGCCAGGCAAGTGCAATGTCCTTTTCACAGCCAGTGCAATTACTTTTGGCGATCAACCTGGTAAACAACGCAATCCGCTGCAATGCGATAGTTTCCATAAACAAATCCTGCACAAGCATCCTCCTAAAAACAGAATAACTGTATATTCATACAGTATACATTTAAGCACAAAATGTGAAAGTGATTTTTGCTGCTATTCGTTGACAAACAGTGATGTATCACAGACTTACGAGGCTACAACCACCCCGGCCACAGCTCGTGCATTGGCTCGTTTCGTGTCTCCTGTAACCTGCCATTACGGTAAATCAACGCCGCCTGGCCAAATCTCAAACCACTGCCCCGCATGAGAATGGCTATTTCATCGTCAGAACCTTCAAAACCCCGGCTTCGCAATTCCAGTTTTAACCGTCTGCGGGTTCCACCCTCCGTACAGTTATTGACAGAACTCCAAGGGGCGGCGCTGCCGCCAGAAAAACCCGCCTCCGCTGGCGCTTCGGCCAACTTCGCAACCTTCTGCCACTTCACCAAGCGCGTACATACCGCTGAATCTGGAACCAATGGAGAATAGACACCCTGAACGCGCTGCACGTCCTCTGCGTATTCATTACCCTGTTCCGTGATTTCATAAGCCAGACGAACAACCAGGTCACGGCGGGAAACCAGTGCGCCACCCTGCGCCTGGGTGTACGCCGCCCAGTCACCAACATCCGCAGCAGCCAGAACCGAATCCATTCTTCGGTCAGTCAGTACCTGATCACGTAACCGGCGCAACTCGCGCCAGACAGTCACCGGCGCACCACCAATCTGCTGAAACTGGCGAATGCGCCAGCGTGAAGCCCATGCAGAAACGGACTTGGCCATGTCCCGTAGGTTCTCCCCTGTTTCGTCGTCCTGTTCACCATCCAGCGCAAAACCATCAATGTTTTTGGATATATATTTGGCTATGTAACCCGTAGCCGAGCCTTTAGCGGGATCGATGGCTTCAACATGGAAACGTGCCTTTAGCGCGTTTGGCGTTTGCAGTTCTTCGGAGTCAGTAATTCTGGCGTGATAACAAAGAATATCGCGCACGGTATCCACGTCACCAGGACGCATAAAAAGCAGCATGTGCCAGTGCGGTGTGCCATCGTGGTGAGGCTCTACTACACGAAAACCAAAAACATGGATACCTGCACGGGAAATAGCGGCGCGGGCTTTCGCCCATACACCACATAAGTAGCGCTGGGTATCCTGCGGAGTGCAGCCATCCCACTGTGAAACAAAGCCCCCTTTGCTGTGTACCGCATGGAATCGCGATGGCGCGGTGATGGTGTAAAACTCACCGGCCAGTCCTTCTCCATTGGCCATATCTTCAAATCCTCTCATTCTTACCATTAGCTCACAGCGACGGATCGCCGGATTAGCAACGCTGCGATGCACCATGCTGTCCAGTGCAATACGCAGCCCTTCATCATTCAGCAGGTCAAACTTTTTGAAGAACTCAAGGTTCCGCTTTTTCTGGTCTATCCATTCGCCCAAGGTTTTACGGGACACATAAGCGCTGGCCGCTTTCTGTACTTGCCCCACTGCAATGGCCATATGCTCACGCTGCATATCCCGCGCCCGCTTAAGACGCAGATACCACCATTCAGGTGCCATCATGCGGAGGATCCCGGATTCAGCCTTACGCGTTTCCAGTTGCCCGCCATTAGCTTCATGTTCAGCCCAGTACGGCGGTTGATTGTTCAGCATCAGGGAACACGTGCATAAATGGCGGTAAGACTCCAGCGTACGGCGGCGCAGCTCTGCGGCATCGTCAGTGCTGCCCACAAACTGATCGGTAAAGTCATACAGTGACTGGGAGATCCAGCCAGATATCTGGCCAGCCAGTTTTTTGAGTTCCGGGCGGTCAAGTGACGGCAGTCGCTCCAGCGACTTACCGAAAGGAAGATCAAGTGCATCAGCGGCCAGTTTGTAACGTGCAGCCACTTTGCGCAGACGTGGCAATACATTCCCGCCGATAGTTTTGCGCAGGAACGTATTGGCACGGCGACGCCCGTCACGACCAGCCAGCAGCTTTTCGTAACGGTTGCCAAAATACCCGGCTAACCAGTCGGGTATTTCATGCAGGTACTGGGAACGCCATTCATAATCCTGTGGGTTTACAGCCCACAAACGGCGTTCTGTGATCGTTGCATCTGACGGGGTACCAAGCGCAAAGGTTTCACGCCGCCAGGCATTGACGGTCTGGTGTTGGCCAGGCTCCAGCATATCAACCACGGTTAACCCACTTACGCCAGAAATCAATCAGGAAAGCCACAAGTACAGCCGCTACCAGTGGTAGCCAAAAAACCGCACTCAGAGTGATTAACCCTAAGTCCTCAGCATCGTGATCAAATTCGTCCTGGCATTCGTCCCATAAGAGAAAGGCGAAAGTAATACAGGCAAACAAGGCATAAATGCCGGTGATAATTTCCGTCATCATGCCCCCACCGCCCGAACGTCGATCGCCGGGTTAGCAGGTGACTTCAGAATGAGCTCTGCGGCCACTTTCTGGCTTGCAGCTGCTGCACCCACACTGCGTGGCGCATTGACCCGAACCGCTTCGAATCCTGAATACAGGTAATGCACCATTTCCAGATCGCTGTTTGACGCGACAACCTTAATCCCGCGCTCAGCCAGGCGACGCAGCTTACGCGCCAGCCGTCCCTGATCCATGTGCGAAAAACCGCGCTCATGGTAAGCGGTGAAATTGTCGGTATCAGTCAGGTAAGGCGGATCACAATAAACAACGTCATGCCCGTCCCTTACCAAATCAAGCGTTTCTGAATAGTTGGCAGTAATGAACGTTGCACGTTTCGCTTTTTCTGCAAAAGCGCGGATTTCATCAGCAGGAAAGTAGGTTTTTTTGTACTTACCAAACGGAACATTGAACTGACCACGGCGATTGTATCGGCACAGGCCATTGAAGCAGTGACGATTCAGATAAAGAAAACGCGCCGCAGCTTCCACAGATTCAGAACCAAAGGATTTGCCGGACTGGTTGAAGGCATCACGCACCGCGTAATAGAAAATTGCCCTGTTTTCTTCATCACCTAATGAACCGGCAGAAAATAAAGCCTCCAGCTCAATGAGCAATGCATCAGTGTGATAAGCCATCGTCTTATACAGATTAACAAGGTCAGGATTCACATCAGCTATCAGATACTCGTCATAATCCGTATTCATCATGACAGCACAGGAACCGGCAAAAGGTTCTATCAGGCGCTTACCCTCTGGCAGATGGGGAAGCAACTGCGGCATAAGGCGGGCTTTGCTGCCCACCCACTTAAGCGGAGTTTTTACTGCCATGCTGCACCGCCTTTACTGCAAATCGCTGCGGCTTCTTCGCGGATTAACTCAATGATTTCCGTTGCGCTTAAACCTTCATTGGCTGCATGGGTGGCCAGCTTATCCAGACGGGTGGAACACAGATCAGCAGCAGCGGCTTTACCTTCCTGAGTGGCTTGGGTGAGCATAGCCAGCAGGTCAGTGCCTGATTTTGTTGCGGGTAAATCCTGACGTGTCATGTGCATTTTGGTTTCCTTAAGGCAAAAGAATCCCCGGCCACCTAAGCTGTGGCCAAAAAAAATCATGTTGTTAATTAGTGAAAAGCGGGTTGTACAGTGACGGCGGAATGGTTCGGTGCAGGAATAAGGTGCAGCTCGTACGTTGTCCGCCACCACTCCTGGATCAGTGCTTTAATTTCGCCAACACCCAACGCACCGGCCGTGTAGAAAATTGCGCGGATCCCAGCCAGCGCTTCAACCTGTGCTTCTTTGCTTTCGGCCTCGCGGTACACGCAGCACCAGAAAGCGGCATTGATTGCCAGCCAGTGACGCGGATTAGTCATGTGCTCAGTGTCATTAAAGAAGAACGGATGCAGCGCAATGCGACCGTTTTTGCTGGTGCTTTTCTCTGCAAACGCCACGGCATAATTATGTGGAACGCCCCACACGGCCAGCTCAGCCCCTAACGATTTACCTTCAACGGAAATAATGGCCATCAGAGATTCCCCTGTTGTTGTAACTTATGGACGATATGAGGCGCGATAATCATCTGCGGACCCCGATTGTTATTGATTGGATAAGCCCGCTTTATTGGACGGTTCGCGGTACTTTTAGAAAAATCACTGTCACGCAATGACCCGAATCCATTCATCGTCAGACGCGCACGGGAAATGCCGCAGCGCAGCTGAATCATTGCCCGGTAATCCAGACGCTCAAACAGTTCCCGCCAGCAGCATTTGCTTAAGTGGGCTTTGAATACACTCAAGCCAGAATTAACAGCGGCGGCATGGAGAACTACCCCGCGCCATTCCGGTGTTAATTTGTCCCACCAGTCAGCAGCCTCACTGCTGGTATTGAAGTATTTGCGGCGAATCTTTTTAATCTGATCCAGTCCGCGCTGTTGCTGTTCCTGACTAATTGCCATAGCGCCCCCCTATACACCTAACCAGGCGACGGACTTTTGTTGGCAAGAAACGTAAAACCACCCCGCCTTTCATTCGAACAGACTCATGCGCATTGAATTTATACGTGTGGCTAGGATTCCAGCGCTGACTGTTCGGCAGTTCTATCCAGCCCGTTGAACCGCTTGGCCGTTGCATGGCTGGTGATTCTTTTTTGAGGTAAGTAACAAACGCTTTCATGGTGCTCCCTCACATCAAGCCGGTGGCGTTAGCCGTCACCAAATCCACCGCTGCGGCCAGAACAGGCGCAGACTGGATACGGCTTTCAACGGTATAAGCCAGCACGGATAAGCTACGGATTGCATCGCGAGCGCGATCCAGAATTTGTGTACGGCGGGCGGCGGTCATATGACCAGTGGATACGGCTTCCCCAGCAATTGCGCCCACACAGGCTGTGGCACTCAGTGCGCACAACTGCATGTTGCCTTCTGTGGCATTGTTCACTGGTACGGATGGAAGGCAGTTAATCTGCCCCAGCATTCCATCCAGTAAACGCGCATCTTCGGTGTAATCCGTAATAGCTAAAAGCTCGTCACAGGTTAAACGGTGTGGCTGTGCTGGATTCAATTTGTTGCGCAGGATCTGTGGCCTCATGCCAACAGCAGCGGCCACATCTTCCAGATTGTGCTCAATCGCAAATGCTCGGCAAGCCGCATCAAAGTGCGCATGTTTGGAGGTTTGATAATCAAACATAGTCATTGCCCTCAGTCGGTCTCAAAATCGAACTAATTGATGGACACGTTGCAATCTGAGAGCGCATCGACAGTCATAGCCGCAATGTTGATCATAACTTTTTCGCGCTTTTTATCTTTGCGTAAGCGGTGCCGTATCAAGCGGCCATCCGCTAGCATGTCATTGATTGTGTCAATTGATAGCCCAGTAAGTTCGCTATATTTTTCAATTGATACGGAAGGAACAGTCAACGTGATTGAAATGTGAGGAGTCATGATGCAAGATTCCTTTTTAAGTAAGTAAACCGTGTCTAGCGGTGTTCAACAGTGAAGACTCCAAATGAGCTTCAGTAGCAATATTACGTCTCATTTGGAGTTTGTCAACATGTAAGGTTCCAAAGGAGCATTAATGGATTTTAACAATGGTGGCCGTGAGGCTATTCTTCGTATGCTTGAGGCCTACGGAGTAAGTACTCGTAAGGCTCTTTGTGAGCGGCTTGGGATTTCAACAAGCACGATGAGCACCAGATGGATGAGAGACGTGTTCCCTGCTGACTGGATAATAAAGTGCTCAATTGAGACCGGCGTCCCAGTTGAGTGGCTTTCATTTGGAACTGGGAGTCCTAAGCCACCCCAAAAATCTTTAGGTATCCAATCAGCAAATGAAAATGTTCTTGCTGATTTGTTTTCCGTACCTCGAAAAAAAATCAAAGATGGGAAATTATTAGATTCAAATTTTTACCTACTCGACAAAGCGTTGGTGCCAGATTCTTTGCGAAAACCTATCGTAATCATGGATTCAGATCAGCTCTATTTAGCTGATCAACATTTTCACGAAGTGACCGATGGTAAGTGGGTGGTAGAGATAGAAGGGAAAGTGAGTATTAGAGAACTTACGAGAATACCTGTAGGAAGAGTCAAGGTTGGAGCACCCAATCCATGCCATTCATTTGAGTGCTTTATCAGTGAACTAAACCCAATTGCACGATGCCATTTTTACTTACTGGTCAATTTGAATTAAAACCGTTACTGACAAAGGAAATCGATATGTCACGAAGTTTTGCGGTCTGGGGGTGTAGGGATTATCATAGTAGTTCAGGCTCGACCTACAACTCTGAACATAAGAATTTCATTGAAGAGTTGCATATTAATTTTTGGAACATAAGCGCTCATAAATTTGGCTATTTAGATTTTGGCATCACATTCAAAAAGCCTGAAGATGAAACCATTGCTAAGCATGGGGCAATATGTATATTCCTACCATTCGAAAAAGAAAATAATTTTTTTTCTGATCTTAGTGAAAACCTTGAATCAAGCAGAGATCTCGTAACTGCAGTTTTCAATGAATACCTTATTGACACTAAAACAGTAGATGGTAGACATTTAAAATTAGTGCTCGCCAATAAAGGAGACTTAGTTGTTAATACTAAGTTATCATTTAGCGGCGGCGAGCTTGATCATAGAGTCAAGATAACAAAAATCCACAATGGCACCTTACTAGCCTTTAAACTCAAGGATTGTCTCTCTTCCGAAGATGCTTGTAATCACTATTTAAGATTCCGTGTCCAAATTAATAAAGAAGATATCGGTCTTTTAGTGAAAACATTTTACCCCAAAGATCTCTTCCTTAAGAGTAGTATTGAGCGGTCTGATATCATCGATTTTAGGGTTAATGAGCAAAGAAACCTGCCCTCCGAAATAGCCACAACTCTTGCTAGCGCCGCTTGTACCCCTTTGAAATGCCATATTTTTATAATCCGCGATATGGTTGATGACTGTTCCGCATCCGGTTCAAATTATAAAGGTTCAAGAATTTTAGAGTCTGAGACATGGACAAAATATTTTAGCAAAGGCGTATCTTTCGGGTCTCATGATCCAATGATATATCATTGGAAAATATCAAATGATATAAATTCGAGACTTAATGATTTTTCTGTCGTCGTAAAATTTAAAAACACGAAATCTAAACTAAGCAAAATATTTGCATACATTTTCTACGGCGCAGCAATAACATTTGTTATGAAATTTGTACCAACAGAAAGCTTAGATAAAAACCTATTTATTTACGGTTCACTATCGTTAATAGCATTATATATAATCGCAAATTTCATTAAATTTAGAAAATGACTTTTCAATGAGACATGGAGATTAAAATGGAAAATTTAAAGCACATTAGTTTTAATGAAGTAAACTTTGACGATGCTTTTTTTGACTCATTGAAAGCTGACTATAAAGCTGGTTTTGTAGAATGGTTTCACAAAAAAGCAAAAGATCTAAGAGAAAAAGCATACGTGCTCTACAATGAGGATGATTCAATTGATGGATTCATGTATCTAAAAATTGAAGATGGCGAGGTTACTGATGTTAACCCTTCATTGGCTGATTTAAAACATCTCAAAATAGGGACCTTTAAGTTTAATACGAAAGGTACATTGCGAGGTCAACGTTTTTTGAAAAAGATATTTGACCACGCATTAAGTGAAAAAGTGAACGATATATATGTAACAGTTTTTGATAAGCATGATTACCTGATTAAACTTTTTTTAAATTATGGGTTTATAAAATACGGAAAAAAAGAATCTGAAAATGGTATTGAAAATGTTTTAGTAAGAGAAATGAGCACCGATGATCTCACTGGAGACCTTCTTGCCGACTATCCCTTCATCAACAACAGACATAAAGAAAACAAATACTTACTATCTATTTATCCAGATTTTCATACTCGTCTATTCCCAGACTCAAAACTTATAACTGAATCTCCAGATATTATTACTGACGTGTCTCACGCTAACAGTATAAGAAAAATTTACATCTGCGCCATGCAAGATGTAGCAAATATAAAAATGCATGACATTCTCGTAATTTATCGAACTTCAGATAAAAAAGGTCCAGCTCATTATCGTTCTGTTGCTACATCTCTATGTGTCGTAGAAGATGTTAGAGATATTTTTTCATTCCCAACAGAGCAAGATTTTATTAAATATTGTGCTCGGTATAGTGTATTTACCGAAACAGAATTGAGAAGTTTTTATAAAACAAAGAAATACCCCTATATTATAAGTTTTACATATAATCTTGCTTTACCGAAAAGAATCACTCGTGCTAAACTAATAGAAGACGTTGGTTTAAATCCACAAGCATATTGGGGTGTATTAAAATTGACCGACAGAGAATTTGACAACATTATTAAACTTGGTGCTGTAGATGAAAGTATTATTGTCAATTAAACCTGAATTTGTTGAAAAGATTCTTGATGGAACAAAAAAGTTTGAGTTCAGAAAAGGAATCTTCAAAAATCCAGATGTTAAATCTGTGGTTATTTATTCAACAATGCCTGTAGGGATGATTGTTGCTGAGTTCGATATTGCTGATGTTATTGAAGATAAACCCAGCAATGTCTGGAAAAAAACCAGCCGTTATGCGGGTATCAGTAAACAATTTTTTGATTCTTACTTTCAAAGCAGGGATAAAGCCTTTGCGATTAAGATCGGTGATTTGAAAGTCTATGAACAACCACGTTTGCTAAGTTCATTAGGTGACAACATAACAGCACCGCAGTCATACCGATACCTATGATGTATAAGGTTCTTAACATCATATATTGACACTGTTTATACATACAGTAAAAATGCTCTCCAAAAGGAGGGCATTTTTTATGTCAGTACGAAAACTCACCACCGGAAAATGGATTTGTGAATGCTATCCCGCAGGTCGTAGCGGACGCCGCGTGCGTAGGCAGTTCGCTAGTAAAGGTGAAGCGTTAGCGTTTGAACGGCACATGATGGATGAGACTGAGGCGAAACCCTGGCTGGGCGAATCGGTAGACCGCCGGACGCTAAAAGATATCGTCGAACTCTGGTACAAGCTGCACGGAAAATCTCTGACCGCAGGCGAGCATGTTCACGACAAGCTGATCCTGATGGTCGATGCTCTCGGAAATCCCCTCGCCACTGATTTAACATCTAAAATGTTCGCGCACTATCGCGATAAACGCCTGACGGGTGAAATCTACTTTAGCGAAAAATGGAAGAAAGGAGCCAGCCCGGTAACTATCAATCTTGAGCAAAGCTATATGAGCGGAGTGTTTAGCGAGCTGGCACGACTTGGAGAATGGACTGCGCCAAACCCATTGGAGAACATGCGCAAATTCACCATCGCAGAAAAAGAGATGGCCTGGCTGACACATGAACAAATCACTGAGCTTTTGTGCGACTGCAAACGCCAAAGCCCCCTACTCGCCCTAGTTGTCAAAATCTGTCTGAGTACCGGTGCCCGCTGGCGCGAAGCTGTGAACCTGACCCGTTCTCAGGTCACGAAATACCGGATCACGTTTGTCAGGACAAAAGGCAAAAAGAACCGCAGCATTCCGATTAGCAAAGAGCTGTATGAAGAAATCATTGCCCTGGACGGTTTCAAGTTCTTCACCGACTGCTACTTCCAGTTTTTATCTGTAATGGATAAGACTTCTATCGTGCTTCCACGCGGTCAACTAACACACGTTCTGCGTCATACGTTCGCAGCACACTTTATGATGTCAGGCGGAAACATCTTGGCTCTGCAGAAAATCCTTGGGCATCACGACATAAAAATGACCATGCGCTACGCGCACTTAGCACCTGACCACCTTGAAACGGCCCTGCGCTTTAATCCCTTAGCTACAATGGCAACATAG